GTTGACCGTAGTTTCTCATCTCGCTAACTCTTGTATCAAAGACAACTCCACCTAAAGTTTTGTCACCTTCAATAGCTAATTTTATGCTTGATGTTCCTGTGCTAGATACAAAGGCATCAAGATTATTTTGAGCTGTGCGTTCGTCAACTCGACCAACAATAACTAAAACATTGAAAACGTAAGTCTGCATACCTCGTTTAAAAGTATCGTCATAGGAAACACTTGAAGGCATAATTAGAGCAACTGGTGGGTTTGGATTATCTGGCATAGTTGCTGAAGTTCTCAAACCAGAAATAGTTGCAAGACGTGTAGCTAGTCCTGAACGAATACTAGAAATTGATGCCATTAAACAATATTTCTCATCCGTTTATATGGTGCAACAAGTTGACCAACATCTGGGTCTAATTCTCTTGAAACGCGAATTGCACCCAAATCTCCAAATCCAACTATTCCCATCGGAGAGTCTAAACGTTTATAAATTCTTGAAGCTTGAATAATACAAGCTTGTTTTATAGCTATAGGTACAGCTGGCCAACCGAAAGTTCCTTGAACTTTAATCAAAGCTTCTCCGCCACTTATAGGCCATAAATAGTCACCGATAGCTCTGATAGTTGTATAAGGCCAAGCAATTCCATCAAGAACACCATTCAAAGGTTCTAGCTGGTAATCGTCTGTTCCCCAAGTTGTATCAAAAACACCGTCAGCATCTTGAGCTGTAGTAATTGTTACTGTGCCGTTAGCTAAATCATCTACCTCAACTACAAAATCATCTTGAGCTACGTAATATCTTGTAGCTGTTCCAGCATTGTAAAAAATTCTTGCAGCATAACCGTCAATAAGTCTTGAGGCTGATTCTGTTGCCATCTCTAAAAGAGTGTCGTCAATTGAATCGTTAATGCGAAGCGCAGCTTTGACCTCATTCAAAGAGGCGTAGCCGTTTGTTATAGCCAAAATAACTCCTAAGTCTTACGTCTAGTTTAGACTACCAACTGACCCCAGTTACCCTTGTATTTTATTAAAAAGTCATTTTCTAAAACTAGATTTTCCCTTCCAAATACTACTTGTTTTCTTTTAGCTTTACTATCAGTCAAATCAGTAAAAGCTAGCCGTACATTTTTTGCAGCTCGACAATAAGCTTCAGTCCAGGTCAACTCAAACTGGATAGCTTCGGCTTTAGATTTGGGTACAGGAATATCTATTTGTTCTAAAAATTTACGTTCATAAACACCCATATACATTCCATACATACAAGGGTCATTTGTTAAAGCTATTGAACCTTTATCTTGATAGAGGAGTTCAAAAATTCTTTCATCTTTAATAACTACTGAATCTTGCAAAAACATAAATCGTTCAATTTTTGTATTGTTGAAAATCCAGTTAATTTTGCCTAGCTCAAAAGTAAAATCAGATAAAACTAAAACTGGTTTATTTATAGAAGCTAGGCATTGAGCTAACCAGTCCTGACGACCTGGAGTTGTAGCTACAACAATCATAATTTTTGTTTTATTAAAGTACTAGAAATAAATCTGGTGTAAGGAATATAAATTAAACTTATACTTCTTTCATCTAACCAATCTTGGTCAAAGCCCATTTGTTTGTAATAATCTTTTCTCGCCCAATCAGAACCGATAGCAATAATGTCAGGTTTGCATTCCTCTATAGCTGGTTTTGAATCAGCACCACCAGAATTAGGAATAACAAAATCAACATATCTGCAAGCTTCAAGACAACGTTTTCTTTGTTCATAATCAATAATCGGATAGGCCTTCTTATATTCATAAATAAATTCATCAGTGTTTAGTGAAACAGTTACAGTTCCTGCTATACCTGCAATATCGTGACATCTTTGCAAAAAATTAACGTGACCACTATGAAATAAATCAAAAGTTCCACCAGTATAAATTCTTAATCCCATCCGTATTTTCTCCTACGTCTAATTGACCATCTACCTTCTGAAAAATCTTGAGTTCTAATTTTATGTGTCATATATTCTGAGTTAGCTGAAAAACTTAAATCATTATCAGCTTGAAATCCTGCTTTAAGAGTTGACGAATTATCGTGAGCTACAGGAATAAAAGACTGTTGAACTTCTATTCCGTGATATTCACAACGTCTCTCGTAATCGTTATCCTCAAAATAAGCTGGAACAAATGATTCATCAAATAAACCAACTTTGTCTACAACTTCCCAACCTAAACTGAAAGCGCACCAAGGGGGCGCACCATTAGATAAAACAAGTTTGTCTTTTCTTGAAATATCTTGAAACATCTTGAGAGATTCTCCGCCCCACTCAACATCAAAATTAGTTATCAACCAATATTCAGCATTAGGAAAAGTTTTGATTCCTAAATTCCAAGAACCAGGAACTCCAAGGTTGCTTGGCAGTTTTATGTGGTGAACTTTAGCTATCCATTGATTCCAAAATGGTGTCCAATTAAAGCCTTTTGCCCCATTATCTATAACAACTAAATCCTTAACTGGATAGTTGATTGATTTAATCATCCTGTCTAACAAGTCATAACGTGTTAAAACAGGCACAACAACTACTGGTATCAAGTTACCTATCCTTTCCCCTTAAAACCTTAAAATTAGCCGTTTTTTTGACGATTTGACCTATCAGAAGCCACTCTCTTATAAATGTCATCTAAAGTAGGTTTCCACTGATTATCAAAGACTAAATCTGCATCATAAGCCTTAGCAAAGTCAATAGCTTTTTGAGAACTTCCTCTACCTCGTTTATAGGCCTGGTTCAAAGCTTCAACTATCTCAGGAACAGAAGGAACGTGAAACCAAGATTTCTGTGGAGCATCCCAATAAGGCTGACCACCGATAAGCCAACCATCACCACAAAGCTCTTTACTAGCTGCAAATTCAGAAACGATAACAGGAACACCACAAGCTTGAGCTTCAATAGTTGGAATACCAAAACCTTCACCCATTGAAGTAGCTAAAAGAACATCCATAGCTGAATAAATTGATGCCATAATTTCTTGACTAATTCCAGAACGTAATAAATAAGGGTCAGGGAAAATAACTTTCTTAGGGTCAATACCGCAAGACAAAATTAAATCCATCATTCTAATTCCACCAAGTGAACCAGAAGCGTCAGTGTGTAGATACAAAACAGCGTCATCATTTTGTTTAGCAAACATTGAGAAAGCTAAAAGATTTTCACCAAAAGCTTTGCGAATAGGTGCAACACCTTTATTAGCTGCATTCATTCCAACAACAAATTTGTTTTCATCAATACGCATAAATTCTCTGCCAGTCATAACATCACCATCAGCAGTTTTAAAAGTAGGAGTTGGTTTGAAAACTTTTTCTATAGCGTGAGGCACATACCAAGATTCAATTCCAACATTTTCTAACATTGATTTACCAAATTGACTCATAGCAATTGGGTAAACAAAATCTTGACGACACCAAGAAGCAACTTCAGGTGGTGCAGGAACGTGGTCAATAGGAGTCCAAGATGCAACAGGAAATTCTTTCCATTTATCACCTTTAAAAACCCAAACATCAAAAAGTGTAACAATTAAATTTTCAGCTTCTCTATCTCTTAAAAACCAATCGTGTGCGTGAGCAGGAATCACATCATTAGACCAAGTGTCCATACCTCTTGGATAAACAGGAATTTCACCATAAGGAGTGTTCCAATTTGTACCTGCAGCTTCTAAACCATAATTTGCCATAGCTGCGACAGCGTAATCTTTAGCAAGTCTTGGAAGCATTTGAGCTGTTTGTTGACCATAACCAGTATTAGCCCAGGGAGCATTTGAAACCCAAAGAATTCTTTTTGGATGTTGTACAACATTTTGTACAAGATTTTTATTTTGTTTAGCTAAAGCTCGTCTTTGTTCACGATTCACGCAGGAGTTCTCTTTCTAGTCGCAGGGTGTTCCCCCATCATATTTCAGATGAGGGAACGAAGTAAGTCTAGGACACGGCCTGCGCTCCGTGTCCCAGAACTTTATTTCAAATCAGACTCGGATTAGGAGTTGCTTGATTTGAAGTATTTGATGTGGCTTGTTTGGATTAAGTTTCCATCAACACGGAATGTTGCACGGAAAGTTACCAAGTCAGATGAGAATGCGAAATCATCTGAACGGTCTAAACGAAGGCCACCAACTTGTCTTACATAGTAGGAAGGCAAGTGTCCGAATATCACTGGCTTAACAGCTGAAGCTGCAGTTGCCATAGCTGGATTTTCGAAAATTGGGTAACCAAGTAGCAAATCTCTTTGGTCTGCACTTAGTGATGGTGTGAACAAGTATTGTCCTGAACCATCTTTTAATTTACGAACGTTAGCAATTGAAGTTGCGTTCATCATAAATCCGCTACCTGGAAGGCGGCGACCTGCTGTATCAATTGAATAAACAAGGTCTATTAAATTGTCTGCAGTTGGATTTAATGAAGTACCTGTTACAGCTGAACCAGCACGAGTAACGATACCGTTTGGTTGAACTGTTCCTGTACCAATTGTTAATGCTTCGTTAATTGAATAACCCATAGCATTACCTGTTTGTTCGGCTAAGAAACCAAGAATGTCTACTCCTGCATCCTCAATAAGTTCACGAGAAACTTGAGTTAAGAATGAGTATTTATAAGCAGACAAGGTTATGAAGCTGTTGAAAACTGGGTCGCTTTCTCCAATTGCATTTCCTTCAGAAGTTACAGTTCCTGTTGAGTAAGCACTCAATGAAGGAATTTGTAAGTTTTCTCCACCAGCGGTGTTTAAAACTGTTGAAGTTTCTAGCATTGGACCAACTGTTCTTGCCAACATAATTACTCTGTCGTAGAAAGAAGTTGGAACTGGTGAACCAGTTGAACCTTTAGTTACATCGCGGCGTTCGAAATCGAATGAGCGGATTTCACCACGAGCTAAAGCTCTGATTGCTTCTGCATCATCTTTTTCGTTGCGTACGTCTGCAACTGGGCGTGCTTGGTTTTCTAAACCTTTCATAGCTTCAGCTGCACGAACTTCGCGTTCAGCATCTGCTTTCAAAGTTTCGATTGTTTTTGCGCGTGCATCTAGGTCAGCAGAAATAGTTTCGTATTTTGCTTGTTCCTCTGCAGTTAAATCACGCTTTTCTGCAGCAGCAGCATCTAAAAGAGCTTTGGCTTCGTGCCAAGCCTTTTGACGTGCTTCGTGTTGTTGTTTGATGTATTCCACGAATACTCCTTGTATTATTAGTTTTGAATTTGAAATACTGCAAGGCTCACTCGACAGTTAATACGGTGGTGGCATCCACGCAACCACTAGTAATTATATCTATAAATTGTGAGCCTAAAATTAAAAAACCTCTGGGTGCTAAAAGCAGAGCCAGAGGTCGTAAGTTCTTACGTTATCTTGTTTCTTTTACAGGGTCAAACTTTTTAGTTTCAGGTTTATCAATATTTACAACTGCTTCAGCCATAGCATCAGCTAGTTCAGCTATAACACCTGATTCTGGATTACCTGCAACTTTTAATATCGCAGCTTTAACTTTTGCCTTATCCATCTATACCGCCTTATAAATTAGGTCTAGCTTCTTTTGTAGTAAATCAATAGAAGTCTTAGTTCCTGGTTCTGGTTCTTTGTTTGATAATTTTGCAACAACATCTGTTAAAAGTTGAGCTTGGTCGGAGTTCAATTCCATACCTTCCTCAAGTCTTAACATCGCGTCAGCTAGTTGGTCTGCGTCTATATTGATACGAGTTGCCAAAATATCAATTGAGCGAACATTAGCTGTAGTTGCTTCATAAGCTGGAAAACCTGTAACTATTGAAACTTCGTGTAAACGGATTTCATTTAATGTTCTGGTCATTCCATCGTTACTCCAACTATCTCCGTTAGCTGGAACTGTGAAACCAAAAGACATTGAGTTAACATCGCCTCTTTGCATAAGAATTGATAAATCTTTACCAACACTTGTTTCTGGAAGTTTAGCTTCAGCTAATAGACCTTTTGAATCCTCTGTAAGTTTTAATGTTTTAGAACGAGTTGAAGCTAAAACGTGGTCCATATTATGGTTCATAAACATTTTTATTTCATTACGTGATTTCAAAGAACGTTTAAAAGCTCCTTGTGAAATGTATTCTGTGAAAGGTAGCGGTTGGGATGGTGAATTGAATACAG